CTACAGTAAGTGCCTCTTGAAAATCAAGAGCTAATGGTATTCAAGGAATCAAGTAGGGAGCTATAAGGATGCTAATCCTGGTAGTTGCCCGAATTTTAAAACAATATTAATCCCTATATTTGGGATGATGTTTTACTTTCTCCAAAGCTGAAGTTAGTAAAGACAACATCTTAGTATCAGAGATATTAATAATTGTTTCCCTAGGCTTGTCCTTAACTCTATCAGGCAGTTCTAAGAAATTAATCTTAGACTGTCATCGAGTTAAAAGGTCGGAACTGACTTCCAGAGGTGTTAACTTAGAGTATTTGATTGCATCAAATACATCTAAATTTCACTTCATGAAAGCCATTTTCTTTATAAATGCCATATTAACTTCCTTCTTATTGATATTGAAAACTGATCAATAACAATTGTCGGAAAGATAAAAGCGTATCCAAGGATAATCCAAGATAGGATCATGGATCTCCCCAAGATACTTACCTATAATAGGATCAAGTTTTTGATATAAAGGATGAGAATTATCTCAACCCTTTAAAATCAAAGCAATAATCCTATTATGGGCCGCTTCTATATCCTGTACTCAGAACTTATTTCTAATCTTATGTAATTGATTTACAAAAGACTCAGAAACAAGATCCTTTATAGGATTTAGATTGGCATAGAAAGATTGTTCCACTTTAGGTTGTCCTGTTAGAATCATAGCTTTAGTAAAAGAACCAATTCGAGGAATATCGAATGATTTAAAAACTAAGGACTTATTTTCAATAACAGGATTACCTAAATGAAGAGCTCGTAATATGTACTCTAACTTCATACCGCTTTTCAAAGCATACGTAGTATAGAGACATATTAACGCCAGTATGTCCTTAAATGGACGAGTATCATAAGATCGCTCTTTTAAGACAGTATTAAATACGGACATAGCTTTATTTCCTAAGAACTCACGTTCTTTAAGAAATAAACCTATTGTAGTATTTATACGACCTAAAAGAGTATCTTGAGAAAGAAATTGTTTTCACGAGAATGCAGAAACTTCATTTCCTTTCACGGAAATTCGTTTCACAAACTCGGTAACAATTCCCTTCTTAGATACTACTGATTTGCTAGAATTAATAGGAACACCAATGGCAGTCATAACCGATAGATACTCTTTAGCAAGATCACGAGAGAAGATAACTATATCATCTCCAACAATCTCATAAAGAATATTCCATCCGATATGCCCAAGTCTTCAAGAACAATATTGCATTATCATATGATGTGTTAATGCAAGCATAGTTCAAGAAGATTTTGCTCCCATTGGTTGACCAACTGCATACTTTAAAGATTTTGAAACATTTTCTTCCTTATCAAAGAAAGAATAATGTCTCCCAACCAGTAAAGTAGATCACGCTTCCGAAAAATCTTTTCCAAACAAAGTTGAAATAAACCTTGTTTGTAAAGATAAAGGAAGTCGATCTGTTGCAGCTGAAAGATCATATCCGTAACAGCAACCATATTTGATTGCTTTCTGGACAGCTCTCTCAAAAGCAACACCATGATCTTTAGAACCATCATTAGGGATTTGATTTAACAAATCCATAAGATAATTATGAAGACTATGGCATGCAGTCTGAGTTCAACTATCAACCATAGCAAAAACTCTGACCTTCCCTGCGGCTTCTAAGCATGTTGACAATTGACCTAAACCAAGTCCTGGAACACCAGAAGGAATAAATAATTTATTCTTTCCGGGTTCCACTAACTGGTTATACTCTACAACATCCCTTTTAAAGACATCTTTCACATTAGAAAGAAGTCAATCAAAAGAAAATGAATAAACACTTGGCACATTATCTGATAATTCATTAAAAAATGAATTAAGAGGCAATGTACAAGTCTTACTCATTACTTTAACAAGAGATTTGTAAAGTATAGGGTCCGTTTTTAACAAGCATAGATCCACTACCATACCAGTTCAAGATTTTGAACTAGTTGGTGAGCTTTTCTCACTTATCAAAAACTTATCCATAGGCCGTAAGTGGACATCTTTTAAGAAATCTTGAAGAATAGAAGGG